CGCATACATCGTTAAGTACAGAAAGTACGGTCTCAACGATGTTTACGCCAACAAGGCTGCAGGTATCTACATCAGCAAGCAGGCAGCATCCTGATAAAGGAGGTATGTGGCTATGAGAACCATCGGAAAGATTGAGCCTAAGAAGAAGCCTGCTCCGGTTGTTCCGGTACCCGAAAAGAGTGTCGAGGAACCCGTTGCGGAGCCTTCTTTCAAGAAGCACAAGAAGAAATCCGAGTGAGAGAAAGGCGGTATGTGAGTTATGGCATACGTTGATTATGACTACTATGTAAATACATACGGCGGAACGGTGCTTACAGACGAAGATACCGCCGAAAAGGCCTTGGAAAGAGCAAGCGATGCAATCGATGCACTTACATATTGCCGGATAGCGGCAGAGGGCGGTATCGATGAACTGACGGACTTCCAGAAGTCGGTAATCATAGAGCTTACATGCAAGATAGCAGACTGGCAGATGGAGAATTCAGAATACCTGGATTCTCCTCTGTCTGCCTATACCATCAACGGAGTGTCCGTGAACTATGCGGACGCATCAAACATTACCGAGGTGAATGGCATCAAGGTGCCGAGCTACTTGTACGCTAAGCTCAAGTCGACGAATCTGTGCTGGGCATGTGTGTAAGGGAGGTGCTTTGTTGTGAAGTGGCCTAAACTTGTACATATAGCCAAGACAGATATCCATGTGACGATTGATGCCGAAGACATAAACGAGTTCGGGGAGCGTGAGACGCTCCTGGATGATGATTTTCTGTGCAACTACCAAAGCTCAGCCGAAGTGAAGTACACCTCCGATAAAGAGGCTGTCACACTCTCTGCTGTTGCTTTGATAGACGGGGACATCTGCCCTTCGATTCCGGAGATTACATCCGGAAAGGTGAGGGTGTTCGGAGCAAGTCGCACAATCTACAGAGGAAGCAAGTGCAGGAATCCCGACGGGACGGTTAATTACACGAGATTGGAGCTTATATGAACGTTAAAGTTACATCAAGCGTGGAATTGCTTACTCCTGTTCTCAAGAAGGTGGATGCTAAGTCCGCTCAGGCTCTTGCCATGACGGGTGCGGCACTTCAAACCGAAGTGATTCAGGCACAGGTTATACCTTTTGATAGCGGTGCTCTACAGAACAGTACCCGGGTCAATACGGCTACGAGCAAGTCAGGCAAAGTGTCTATCGCTTCGAGTACGCCCTACGCGAGACGCTTGTACTTCCATCCGGAATACAACTTCCAGAAGGGTAACAATCCGAACGCTAAAGGTAAGTGGTTCGAAGACTGGGCACCGGGAGGTGCTAAGGAGTCCTTTGTGCCGAACGCATACCAGCGTTTTCTCAGGATGCTGATAGGAGGATAAGACGATGATTACAAATGAATCAGTTCTTGCCTGGCTTAAGACCTTAAGCGTAACAGCAGACAATTACTACTGCGGAACGTTGGACAAGAAGAAAGACTGCTCTTTTGGTGTGTATAACGCCGGAGATAAGTATGATTTCGAGATGTCGATAGGCGGCAAAGAGACAACGAAGACGGCTTTACATGCCGGTACAATCCTTGTGCATTGGAATAACTCGACCAGGAAGACGCAGGATAAGGCTATTGCTCTTTATGAGGCAATCAGAGACGCCGAGGACGTAGAAATCGGCGGATACAAAGTGGACATTATCGCTATGCGGTACAACGAGCCTATAGATGTGGGCACGGACGATAACGGCATATGCGAGTATGTTATCGATTTTATTATTTATTACGAAAGGAGCTGACAACAATGGCAGTATACGAAGTATGGAGAAATTCCTTCAAGATTGGAACAGCAGGCACATCCAGCACGGATGATGACTTTGTAACGATTGCAGACATCGAGTCTTTCAGCGTATCGTTCGATAACGGCGTTGAGGAGTGGACTCCTTTTGATACAGAGGGTTGGACAAGACGTCTCATGACAGCTAAGTCCATCACGATCTCTGTATCCGGTAAGAGAAACCTTGGTGACAAGGGTAACGATTACCTTGCATCCCTGTACGCGAAGTGCGGCACAGACGCAGAAACAACAATCAAGTGGACAATGTACGATGGCACGATCGTAACCATGAACGTGGTTGTTAACATCACAGAGTGTGGTGCAGGCGATTCCACGAACGTAGCACCTCTTGCTGCGGACTTCATGAGTAACGGCGCACCCACAATCACCGAAGCAGCATAAGCGCAAGACACTTGACTTAAAGAATCCTCCGAGGCTCGGAGTCGGACACATACCGGCTCCGGGCTGGAGGTTTTCTTTTGCATAAAAACGGAGGAAATTCTTATGGCGAATATTATTAACATCAGCGAAAAACTTAAGAGAGAGAAGAAGACCATCGTCCTAGACGGTAAGGAATACGAGGTTGATGATTCTAAGAACGCATATATAGAAATGATGGCTGCTATGCAGAATCTTAGTGACACGGGAGATCTGGCGCAGATAGATAAAGCCATCGAGCTTCTTGCAGGTCATGAGTTCCTGGCGAAAGTAAATAAGATGAAGCTCAACATCGAAGACACTAGAACGGTACTTATTTCCCTTATGGCTACGGTGCAAGGCGTCTCGTTTGAGGAGGCTTCGGCACGATTTCGAGGGGAAGACAAAGAGTAATTCTCCGAATTACTACGACCTGTTTGACGATTGGGAACTTATAGAAGCTTCGTTCGCTCAGCAGTACCACATCAGACTAAGAGACGAAGACAAGATGAGTTGGGACGAGTTCACAACTCTTCTTGCCGGCTTGGGTCCGGAAACACCACTCGGGTCGGTGGTACATATCAGAGCGGAGAAGGATTCCAAGAAAATCAAGCATTTTACTCCGGAGCAAAGACGCATACGCAGTGAATGGTTTAACCGTCACAAGGTCGAAGGCGGGTCTGAGGAGTATATGCAGCAGATGAAGATGTTGTCGGAGGCGTTCAAATCTCTTGCAAAGAAACCAAAATGAAAGGAGGACTGACTAATGGATAATGTTGCAGCAGTAGGGTTGTTGCTTAAACTCCAGGCTGAAGACCTGGCTAAAAATGCCCAGAAAGCCGGTGAAGAAGCCGGTAAAGCGGCGGCTCAGGGCATAGAAAGCTCGATGGGCAAAGGCGTGGATGCCAGCAAAGCCATCGGCAGTGATCTTACTCAGGAAGCACAGAAAGTCGGTCAGGATGCAGGAGCAGCGCTAACGGACGGGCTTAACAAGACCGCTCAGGAAGCGTCTAACGTCGGTGCTCAGATAGGTCAGGAAACAGGCTCTGCTATGCAGGAAGGTCTTAACCAGACTGCACAGGATGCCGGCTCCGCCATGACTCAAGGTCTCGAGCAGGCAGCCCAGGAAGCATCTCAGGTAGGTACGGAAATCGGTCAAGAGACCGGTTCCGCCATGAAGGAGGGGCTTAACCAGGCAGCTCAGGATACTGCTCAGGTGGGTTCTGAATTTGGACAGAAAGCCGGGGAGGCTATCGTCCAGGGTGTGAAGCAGGCAGCCAAAGAGACGAGTTCTGCCGGCAAGGAAGTCGGTAAAGAAGTCGGCTCTTCCATAACGGATGGAGTTAAGGACGAGACCAAGGATGCCGGTAAGGACATAATCAGTAAAGACGTCAAGAGTGAAGTCATAAGCGACGCCAAGGAAGTTGGAGAACAAGCAGGTGAGTCTATCGCTTCGGGCATGAGTGGTGCTGCAGGCAGTGTTATGTCTGTTGCCAAGAAGCTCATGGGAGCTTTGGGTGCGGTCTTCGCTGTAGGTAAGCTTGTAGACTTCGGTAAGGAGTGTCTGGAACTGGGTTCAGACCTGGCAGAAGTTCAGAACGTTGTTGACGTAGCTTTCGGGGACATGTCCTCCGAGATAGACGAATGGGCGAAAACTGCGATGACATCCTTCGGTATGTCCGAGACGATGGCTAAGCAGTATGCCGGTACATTCGGCGCTATGGCTAAGTCGTTCGGTTATTCGCAGTCTGAGGCTGTTGATATGGCTGAGGCGGTTACACAGCTTGCCGGAGACGTAGCATCCTTCTATAACCTGGATGCAGATACCGCATACACCAAGATGAAGTCTATCTTCACGGGTGAGACAGAGTCGCTCAAGGACTTGGGTGTCGTGATGACCCAGACAGCCCTTGATGAGTTCGCTCTGGCGAATGGATTCGGAAAAACCACATCTTCGATGAGTGAACAGGAGAAGGTTGCTCTGCGACTTGCATTCGTTCAAGATAAACTCTCGGATGCTTCGGGAGACTTCGCGAGAACAAGCGGTTCCTGGGCTAACCAGACGAAGATACTTGCACTTCAGTTCGACTCCCTCAAGGCATCTATCGGTCAGGGACTTATCAACGTACTTACTCCGGCTATTCAGTGGCTTAACGCCCTGCTTGCCAAGATAAATGAGGTTGCAGCAGGATTTGCAACACTCACGGCTAAGCTTATGGGCGTGGAGTCCGGTGATTCTGCTTCCGGAACAGGTGCTATTGCATCAGATCTGGCAGTAGCATCTGATTCTGCTGATTCCTTGAGTTCCAGCATGGATTCCGTTGGAAGCTCCGCTAAGAAAGCTCAGCAGTCCCTTGCCGGATTCGATAAGATTAACACCTTGACGAGTTCTGCCTCTTCCGGAGGTGGTGGAGGCGGTTCGAGCGTAACGGCAGCCGATTTGTCACTTGCAGAAGCTACCACAGATGCAAGTGAGGAAGCTGAGAGTGCCCTAGCAGGACTTGCAGCCGCTTTCCAACCTATAAGAGATGAGTTTGCAAAGGGATTCGAGATGTCCTGGAACGGAGACGGGCTCGTGGACGAAGTCGAGCAGGACATCGTTCAGATTAAAGAGTCCATTACGAGAATCGTTACAGATCCTGAGGTACAGAATTCTGCCACAAGATGTGTAACCGCATGGGCGACGGCATCGGGCGCCGTTTCCGGCATGGTCGCAACCATGTCCTGGGCGGCAACTAAAACCGTTACCGGTTCTATTCAGGAGTTCCTGGATAAGGAAGAAGAGCCGATTAAGAATCACCTGGTAACCATGTTTGACCTGTCTACGAGACAGGCAGAAGCCACAACAACGCTTGCCACATCGGTATCCAACATCGTTGCAGGGGTTGCAGAGAGCGGTGAGTGGGAAGGCGTTGGTTCCAACATACTCGCTGTAACTTTTGACGGTGCGGCTATCGCATCGCAAGTCGTGCAGTCATTCTCGACAGGTATTACGGAAGGCTTTGCCGAATCACTCTCGGAGAACGAAAACGTTTTTACACAGTTCGGAATCAACGTGGGCGCCACGCTCGAAACCATTACAGATATCTTCCGAGACGACTGGGATACTATCCTCGAGAAGCTCGATGCTTCCTGGATGGCTGACATCTGGGCAGATATATCCGCAGCCGTAGGAGACATGATTGCCAGTATCACAGATGGATTTAACCGAATCTGGCCTATTATTCACCCGGTTGCAGTTATTTTGGGCGATATTTTATCCAAGATACTTGCCATAGGCGGTCAGGCTCTTATCAGTATAGGTAAGACGCTTATGGTAGCTCTCAAAGCAGTGTTGAACGTCCTAAAGGGTCTCGTTGATATCGTTGTGGGTCTCTTTACATTCGATTTTAAGAAGGCGGATAAGGGACTCGAAGAAATATACGATGCAGTCGTCGAATTGTTTAAAGACCTCTGGGATGTATTGTTCAACTTAGTTGACAGCATTCTCAGCATCTTTAAGGTTGATGAGTGGATTGGTGAAGCAATCCTGGCAATCTGTGACTGGTTCCAGAAGGCAAGAGACAAGATTGCTGAGATATTCGGGAACATTGGAGAGTGGTTTGGAGAGAGATGGGACGATATCTGTGAGGTCTTTTCGAACATCGGCACGTGGTTCTCCGAAAAGTTTACCGAGGCTAAAGACAGTATTCATAACGTCTTTACCGGAATCGGAGATTGGTTCGGGGAACGTTGGACTGATATTAAGAACGCTTTCTCGGCTGTCGGTACATGGTTTTCGGAGAAGTTCACCGAAGGCAAGGATAGCATCCACGATGTGTTTACAGGCATAGGCGATTGGTTTGGTGAAAGGTGGACGGACATTACCAACGCATTCTCTGCAGTTGGAACATGGTTCTCGGATACCTTTACCGAAGCGTACAACAACCTAACGGCTGCCTTTGACAATATTTCCACATGGGCAAGCGAGCTCTGGGATACCGTTAAGGAAAAGTTTACAGAGTTCGGAACCAACGTTGGAGACGCTGTCGGAGGCGCGTTCACATCGGTTATCAACGGTGTACTTGAGACCATCGAGAACACGGTTAACAGCGCATTCGGATTTATCAATTCGGCAATCGACTTTATTAACGATAACATTCCGGGAGTGTCCATCGGTCACATCGAAGGTGTGTCGCTCCCGAGACTTGCTCAGGGTGGATTCGTTGAGGCAAACACACCTCAACTTGCAGTCATCGGTGATAACAAGCACGAAGGTGAGATTGTTGCTCCGGAATCCAAGATTAGTGAAGCGGTTACAGCCGGAATGATGGCAATACTTCCTTATCTCAACGGTATGGGGACGCAACAGACGGCCGCTGCATCGTCGAACCAGAATATTACGCTCGAGCTTGACGGTCGAGTTATCTGGGATTCGATGAACAATTACACGCAAATGAATAACAGACGTTCGGGAGGCAGAGCATGAGCATTACTTATCTGACAATAGACGGGGTTACAATGCCTGCACCTGTGTCTGTGTCCATAGCACAGAATGATTTGGATTCTGAGAACACGACCAGATCGGAGGGTTCCGGCATTATGGTTCGTGAAAGAATTCGCCAGGGCGTGTACCAGTGTGATTACAGTTGGTCAAACCTTACGGATACTGAACTGTCGACCATAGTGAACGCGATAGTTCCGGAATCCGTGCAGGTTCAGTTCTGGTTTGGCAAGTACGTTACAACTACGATGTATGCCGCAGGAGGAAGCGCTGAGATGACTTCGGCGCCGAACGGTGAACCGAGGTGGTCTTACAGTTGCACGTTCACGGAATTCTAAGGAGGCATTATGTACGGTGTATCAGATGATTACATAAGCAAGATAGCCGAGAACGGACGCCTTACCAGAGTAACAGGAACGATAACTCTCGAAACGGGGCTTGTTATTAAGCTTGATAACGACAGCTTTGCCAAGAATCCGGAGATAACTAATCAGTGCGTCGGTTCGAGTGAGCTCACACTCGGGCAAGCATATCAAGGACAGCTTACCTTGAGTGTTTATTCAACCATAAGTAGGTATCTGATATATGGAGCAGAGGTTGAGTTGTCTTTCGGACTGTGTCTTGACGAAGATGCGGATACCTGGGAAGAAGTTCCGCTCGGACATTATTTTGTGTCGGAGTGCGAAAGAACGGCAAATGACATCCTTAAGATTACTGCCCTTGACATTATGGAGAATCTCGATGTCGATATAGGGAATATCACCACAACCGGAACGGCTTATGGAATACTTACATACGCTTGCACGGCTTGTGGTGTGGAATTTGGCATGTCGGAGGAAGAGGTTGAGGCGCTGCCTAACGGCGGACTGACTTATGGCTTGCCTTCATCGCATAGATCTCAGACCTGGCGTGATGTGGTAGGTGACATGGCTGCATGTCTTGCCGGATTCGCATATATCGGCAGGGACGGGTGCCTGTATGTTAAGAGCTTTTCGACGGACATAGTAAGAAGTATTCCGGATTCGCAACGATATAAGGACACCGTTTCTGATTACCAGGTTATATACTCCTCGGTAACGTGTGAGAAGAACGGCTCGCTGATATCTTCCGGTACAGATGCAGCACAGAATCTCGATTTGGAGGATAACGACTTCCTGCAGTTCGGTCTTGATTCTACGGTGCAGTCAATTTTGGATAACATCCTGGCTGTCTTCACGAAGCTTGTATACACACCGGCTGAAATATCTTGGTATGGAGACCCTGCACTTGACCTGGGAGATTTGCTCGAGGCTACCGGATATGCTGCAGGGACTACAACATCTATTCCATTGCAGATATTTACCTGGAAATATCGAGGTACACATAAAATAACGGCTGTTGGAAAGAATCCGAAGCTCGGAGAGGCAAAGTCAAAAACCGATAAGGCACTCGAGAACCTTAAGAATTCGAGCTCAGAGAATGCTCTGAGTTATTACACTTATGTCAACACCGATGAGATTGAGCTTGGTACAGAATCGACTCCGGTTCTTAGGCTGTCGTTTGCGGTTACGGAAAGCACAATAGTTACGATGTGGCATGAGTTCAATTTGCTGTCTGAATTATCGGATAGTACTCAGGAAGTGTATATCGAGTACTACCTTGACGGTACACTCCAGGGATATGCCCCGATTCACACTTACGGGGAATCGGGAGATCACTTGTTGGGAACGCAGTACTGGATTAACACAGACGCCTCAAAGGTTCACATATGGGAAGTGCGTATGAGCATCTCTTCCGGAACGGCTGTTCTGGGAGTGGGAGATGTGCACGCACTTTTGACCGGTCAGAAAATGTCCGCATCTGTTTCCTGGGATGGAATACTTACTCTGGTTGACGAATACACGGCCGCCTCAATCATTGACGGCATCGTCGCAGTCACTTCGGATAATTGCTCTATTACATTCCAGACGCCGACTAAGGTCACGGCAAGCGATGAGTATTCCACGGCTCAAGTCGGCTCTGACGTGGTCGCAGTCGCTTCGGACTCTATGACGCTTATATGTCAATGGCAGGTCTACACGAGGGTGACGGAAGACAGCACAGACGACTCTGAAGTGAGTCGCATTACAGAAGACGGAGAATCTACAAGACTTACGCAAGGAGGATAAGAGTATATGGCAGATTCTAAGAGAATATCGGAATTGACGACAGCGGAGGCTACGACCTCAAGCGACTTGTTCGAGACGTCTATCCCGAATAGTTCAAGCGACACGGGATATGCTTCGCGAAAGGTCAGCATGAGTGAGATAGCGTCTCACATCGCCACGGACACGGAGTTCGAGAGCGACCTTGAGACCGAGGCTAAGAGCTTGACCGGAGCAATCAACGAGGTCAATTCAAACGCAGATGCTACTGCAAGTGACTTGACGACGCTTACGGGAAGAGTTGACACGGCAGAGAGCGACATTGACAGCTTGCAGAAGGAGATTGTTTACAAAGCAGGGATTCCCGATTATACGGACGGTAAGGGAATTATATCCTCGGCAACTCGGCCGACATCTGAATCGACAATCTCTTACACGGCTCCCTCAGACGGACAGATATATCTATTCGCGAATCGTGGAACAGAATCGGGAAGCTCTATCAAGATTAATATCAATGATTACACGGTATTCTCGATTCCGGCATATACAGCTTATGCAGTTGCCTGTCACACGTTCACGGTATCAACGGGAGATAAGGTCGTCATCACGACGGATAGCTCATCAGCGACATGGACGGTCAGGTCATGTGTCTTCTTCCCGTTCAAGTCTGAATAACCACTCTCAGGAGGTCATATATGAATCTACATGACATTATTACAAGAACGCCGTCGGCGAACAGCAAGGTCAGTCAGTTTCACGGACATACTCGCATAGACTTGATGAGAAACGGCAAAGTCGTGCACCGGGTCGAGAAAGACAACACGGTGACAGCCGGACTTCAGAACCTAGTCAATGCGACTTTTCTGCGTGCGAACGGAGGCGTTCAGTCTCCGTTCACGGCGAATGACTACTTCGCAGGTTGTTTCCTGCTTCCTGAGGAGATAGACACATCAAGCGGAGTTCCGACAGAGCTTCCCTCAACTGCGACGCTTACAGCTCACGCGGGTCAGACTGCGTATTCGGGCGATGTCTTGACCCGTGGTAATCCGAATGCTACGGAATCGGGAATCATCACCAACGGATATAGATATGTCTGGGATTGGGCAACGTCTCAGGGAAATGGCATCATTAAGAGCGTCTGTCTGACGCATGATGTGAACGGTTACAACGGTCTATATACGGGTGAGACAGGGTTATATCTTCCGACTTATGTGGCGTCGGACGTGGCTAATTCGGCTAACTGGCTAAGTCAGACGACTGTCGGAATATATTCACCCGAAGAAGATGTGGTCTATACTGCGGAATATTCAAGCGACGACTCTGCAATCATCGTCAAGAAGATAAGAGTCAATCAGTGCAAGTTACATCTGAACGCCGACAGCATTCTCGAGACTCACACGATAAGCACCAGTCTTGACTTATCGACATCAACCGCGTCGTTCGGCGCGACGATTGACTCGGGATATCTCTATTGCATCTTGCCCTACAGCAAGGAAATAAAAATCGTCAAGATTAACCTCAGTGACTGGACGAGCGAAGATATCGACCTTACAGTCACAGAGACTGTCACAGTCGAGACGAATGACTTGCTCGCGCCGAACGCATCTTATCATGGCGTTCTTGGCGATTACGTCTACATCATGCCTGTTGGCAAGACCGTGATATATAAGATTAACATGACGAACTCGGCAGATATCACTGAGCTTGAGAACGTCGATGCGATGACATGGGCAAGCAACTCGGCGGGCATAAGTTTTTACCATATTGGAGCTGAGTCCGACCAACTGTTCGGCGTACTGTCAGGTCAGAACGTCTCGCTCATTATTCAGGGAGACAAGTTCTATCGCGCTCCTGCAATCGAAGGAAGGTCTAATTATAAGAGCCTTCTCGGAGGAAGTGTCAATGGAATGCTCGCTTCGATATGGAGCCGTAGTGCCAGCGCCGGATACTTCTATTGTCAAGCTCTCAGTCCTCTCTGGATATCCACCGTCAACAATCTCTCCGAGTCTGTCACTAAGACTGCAGACCTTACAATGAAGCTGACGTATGAGATTACGGAGGTGGAATAATGACGATATCTCCGGAGATGCTTACGAGCATCATAAGTCTAATAGGAACGGCTGTCGGGTCGATTAGTGGAATACTCATCAGCAATCGACTGACGGTCTATCGCATCGAGCAACTTGAGAAGAAGGTCGATAAACACAACACGGTCGTCGAGCGCATGGCACTTGCCGAGCGTGACATCAAGACGGTATGGTCGCAGATTGATGAACTGCACTCGGACGTGGCGAATCTTGAGAATAAAATGGAGGAAAAGCACAGATGAACAAAATTAACATCAAGCGGAAGCTCACCAGTAGGAAGCTATGGTTATCCATAGCTTCTTTTATTTCTATGCTGTTAATCGCTTTTGGACACTCCGAGAGTGTGGCAGCACAGGTAAGTTCAATCGTTATGGCAGGTGCTACAGTGATTGGATATGTTATCGGCGAGGGTCTTGCCGACAGCTCCGGAGGCGGAAACCATGGCAATTGATTTAAAAGTTGAAAAGGCGGTCGAGTGGGCAGAGGCGATAGCTGCGGATGATACTCACGGCTATGACCAGGTCAAACGATGGGGTCCGGATTACGACTGCAGTTCTCTTGTTATATCTGCTTTTGAACAGGCGGGTATTAAGGTTAAGTCTGCCGGTGCAACGTACACCGGCAACATGCTTTCAAACTTCATTAAGTGTGGTTTCGAAAAGGTTACGGACGGCAGCCTGATGCGTGGCGATGTTCTTTTGCATCCTAAGTATCATACAGCCCTAATGACAAGTTCCTCCGAGCTGGTTCACGCATCAATTGATGAACGTGGTAAGACTACCGGAGGGAAAACCGGAGACCAAACCGGAAAGGAAATCTGCAAGCGGTCTTATTATCGATACTCTAAGGGTTGGACTTATGTGCTTCGATATAAGGGGAATAATGCGACCGATCAAACCGAGAAAGAGGTGAAGAAAGTGACTATTGAACTTACCGAGTTATCCAAAGGGAGTAAAGGAAGTGAGGTTAAGAGCCTGCAAAGGCTTCTTAACGGCAAGGGTTACAGTCTGTCCATAGACGGTGACTTCGGCACTAAGACGAACATAGCTGTCAGAGATTACCAAAAGGCTCATTCCTTAACAGTCGACGGCATCGTTGGCAAAAACACGTGGACAGCACTTCTTACAACCTAATTCAATTTCGACATAAATGCCTCGGATTTCCGAGGCATTTTTTATTTCCCAAAATGTTCTTTTTGGTACACCGTTTTGGTACACCTTCGGTAAAAATTGCCAAAACGCAGTTCGCAAAACCTTGATTTTAAAGGGGTTCGTGATGAGTAAAATTGCTCGACGTGGGTTCGAATCCCACCGGCTCCGCCAATCAAATAAGAAGGAGATTCTGACTCGGTCCTCGGCTAACG